TAGAATTTTGGAAAGAAGAAGATAAAGACCCTAATTCAGGTTGGGTTCATTGTAGTTTCAATCAAGACTCAAACAGAAAGCAAGTTTTGACATTTGATGGAAAGAATTATATTAATGGATTACCAGAGGCTAAATGGTCTGGTGGAAAATTAACTAACTAATAGGATAATATTATGCCATACGGAAAAGGAACTTACGGAACTAAAAAAGGACGACCACCTAAAAAGAAAAACAAAATGAGTAAAAAGAAAAAGAAAAAGTAATGAGAAAAAAAGCCGTCTGGGATAAAACACGACCAAAGAAATTAGGAAAGCCAAAACCCTTTAGTAAAAAATCTAAAGCATATAAAAGTGCAAAAGCTAAAGCAGATCGTAAATTCGGTAGTGGCGTTAGTTTAGTAAAAAATATGTTTATTTCACAAGCTATTAAAAAATATAAACCTAGAAAGAAAAAGTAATGGCTAAACAAAACGCATTACAAAAAATAGAATCACACGAAAAACTTTGTCGTATCATGCAGAAATTAACTCACGATAAAATTAACATTATAGAAGAAAGAGTAAAACGATTAGAAAAGATTTTATTAATTTGTACAGGCTCGTTAATTACAGGCATGGCGTATTTGATTATTACCATGTTAGGTTTGTAGTCTTTACAAATACTTAAAAAAAGGTACAAGTATAAATTGTATGAATAAACGTATTCTTGTTATCAGCGATATGCATATACCCTATCATCACAAAGATAGTATTAAATTTTTAGCAGAAATAAAAAAACAATTCAAACCAGATAAAATTATTAACATAGGCGATAGTTTGGACTTTCATGCGATCTCAATGCATGACAGCAACCCAGATTTATATTCTGCTGGACAAGAACTAACTGAAGCTAGAAAATATGTTAAAGAATTAGAAAATATATTTCCTGACGTTACAGAAGTAGATAGTAATCACTCTAGCCTAGTTTATAGACGTGCATTAAAATATGGAATGAGTAAAGAGTTTTTAAAAGATTATGGAGATTTTCTAGGAACTAAAAAATGGAAATGGGTAGATGATCTAACTTTAACTATGTCTAATGGACAAAGATGTTTTTTTACACATGGTCGTAGTGCAGATGTATTAAAGACCAGCCAAGCAATGGGTATGAGTTGTGTTCAAGGTCATTATCATACTAAGTTTGTAATTTCTTGGTGGGCAAATCCTGACAATCTATTTTTCGGAATGAATGTAGGTTGTTTAATTAATCAAAAATCAATGGCGTTTGCTTATGCCAAGAACTTTAAAACTAGATTCATTTTAGGTTGTGGTATAATTTTAAATGGTGTACCAAGATTACTACCGATGGTGCTAAATGCCAAAGGAGATTGGATAGGAGAGATAGTATGAGTTCAAATACACTAAAAAAGACCCTTTTAAAGAGCCATAGAGCCACGCAGACAACAAACTCTGCTTTTTCTGATCAGGTATCAGGAAACCACTATAAGACGCTTAAAATTCAGCCTTTGGAGTATTGTATGGCTAATGATTTAAACGCCTGTCAAACTCACGTCATTAAATATGTTTCAAGGTATGATAAAAAATGGAAAGATAAAAAAGATCAAATTAAAGATTTAAAAAAAGCAAAGCATGTTATTGATATGCAAATAGAATTATTGGAGAAAGAATAATATGTGGTTGAATTTATTATCTTTGGGTGTAAAGACAGGGGCTAAATTATACCAAAATAAACAACGAACAAAACAGTTAATGTCAGATGCTCAAATGCACCACGCAGAGCAAATGGCGAAAGGCGAAATTGAATATAAAGCGAAAATTATTGAGAGTAATGATAATGGTTGGAAAGATGAATTTGTCCTTGTTCTCGTATCTATGCCTATTCTTATATTGGGTTATTCTGTTTTCTCTGACGACCCTGACATTCGTAATAAATTAGATTTGTTTTTTGAGTATTTTAAACAACTCCCTTATTGGTATCAAGCAATTTTTATTGGTGTCGTATCTGCAATTTATGGATTAAAGGGTGCTGACATTATGCGTAAGAAGTAGTAAGATGTCTTAATGATAGACGCAGTAATCATAGACGCAGAGTTTCAGATTGAAAGTAAGTACAATCCTTATGGGCATTATGTTGCTTTAAAATTTATAGATACTGTTCCAGCTAAACCTAAATTATTAAAAACGATTCAAGATTTGACAGCACATGATGATGTGGAATTAATTGATTATCATTATAGGGAAATAAAAATTACTTCTAGGACAAGTTTGAAGTATTTTGATGTGACGAGAAACTAGGGCAGTTCCAAACCAGATTAAGAAACCACCCTAGCCAAACTATTCACTCTCGCTCATAGTTCTATTTACTAACAGAGATAAATGCTAGTAAAATTCATTTATCTATTTCATCAACTTTTCTGTTGCGATGATATTAATAGATTGTTGCTTTAAGTTTTCGCAATATGAATGAGCCAACTTGGATTGTATTTTATAATACAAATACATTTTGTGAGATTTAGAAAAATCAGCTTTGACTTTTTTATATCTATCATCATTACTTGCTTTAACTTTAGCTAAAGAAACAGATATTTTTTCATTATCCATTCTTTCACTAACAACATAATCAAAAACTTCTTGTACCTGATCTTTGAAATTACTATATTCAATTTCAGCATTAGCAAATTGCTTATCTACCTTATCTAAATATACTAATATAGTATCAGGGTTAAAAATTTTTGGTCTTAGTTCTATGTACTTAGGTTGGTCTGACATTAACCTAATTCTTGCTCGTACATATCAGGATTAAAGTCAGTAGGCAGTTCTTTAGCCCAATCAACTTCACTCTGTGGTAACTTATCATCAGCTAATTGAACACCTTGATTAACTTGTTGCATAGGCTGTGCGATAGGTTGAGGATTGTAACCAGCTTTACTAAATGGTTTAACCATATAATAAGTAACCTCTAATCCCATTCCATCACTATATTTATTTGCTTCTGATTGTGTTGTTTTTGCACCCCATTTCAGCACGTGTCCTGAACGTACATACTCTTGTACTTGTGGCGTATTTAACCAACCTTGTATGTTTGTTAAATCAAACATATTTTTAGTTAGTGTGCATTGAAATTGAGCCTTGTTTGATGAGGCTTGATATTCCATTTTTGGGGTTTTTTTTCCTGTGCTATACATCTTTAATGTTAAACCACAGAATGTTGATTGTCCTTGTCGTGCTTGTGTCATGTTTTTTCCTTATTGTTTCTGTTTTTGTTTTTTAGGTTTATTACTTTCCATAGCTAACATCATATATTTAGCACCAAGAAAAGCATTAAACATTTCTTTGCTTAAAGGAAGTTCTTTAACTTCAATCTTGCTATCTTTTTTAGGCAATCTTATAATTAAGCCTTTAGCAATTTTTTGTTTTGTTTCTTCCTCGTAGGCATACTTATACGCATTTAACTGTAATGTGTAGTCAAATGATATATGGTTACTTGTTTTAATATCGGCTAAAACAAGGTTTCCTTGCTTATCTTTTAGGATAAGATCAAGAGTACCAGCGTAGTTATGTTTCTTAGAAAAAATTTTTTTCTCTAATTCAACTACCTCGTATTCTTGGGTTTTCCACCAATCTAAAAATAGATTCCAACAATTAACAACTGCTGGATCAGATTGGGTAGGAATTTTTTTACCTTGAAGAAAATCTTCAATTAAACCATGAACTACACTACCAACTAAACCAGCGTCTACTTTCACTCTTTCAGTTTTATTTGTAGCTTGATTTATGATTCTATCAAGGCTTACTCTGTCTAATGTTTTACCATTATCCATAACATGATTAATTGAATCTTTTATCTCTCTGATCGGAGTATAAACTAGCCAATTAACTAATTGTGGTTTAGGAATACCTTTACCGCAAATTCCTGTTACACTTTCAACCTTTTCCCCATTACAATAATAAATGTGGTTTTGGTCATCAAAGTCTAACTCGATACCATTTTTTAACTTATGTTTTATGTACATGTTTTCCTTTTTAGTTAAGACGTTCAAACAATGGTTTTACATCATAATTATAGTATGATTGCAAAGCACATAATTTAGAACTGTCTGGTTTGATACCTTTCTCAAATTTATATAAATCATAAATTGATCCAAAGTATATTTTATTGTCGTCTACTACTGCTTCTGCAGTAATCTTTCTTTCTAATCTTATGGTTTTAAACACAAGACCTATTATCTGATTAAAAAGTTTGGAACATTTTTTTTTCTTAAAAGTGTCAATCATACCCTTAATCATATAATCGTATTTTACTTGTTTGTTCATATTAACCTTTCTAATTTAATATGGAGTGTCCACGATTATTTAAACACTTTCTAACGAGTGCTTCATACTTGGTATCCATCGTAGGACTAACAGACCAATACAAAATGTTGCTAACAAAATTTGTATTATCTTTTCCGATAGTCTTACAATGCTGAAGATCATTAGTCAGTTCAACTGCTTTAGCCTTATCAAAAGTACCACTACGTCCTGCAGTATCAACCAGAGGACGATAGGCACAGTTAGTAAGACTAATCAAAATAAGAAAGACGCCTATCTTTTTCATCTTTTTTCCTTTCCTTTAACTTTTTTTTATACTCATTCAAATTAACAGCTTTTATTCTTGGCATGTGTGTGAACACTTCCTCAAAATAAGGGTTGTTATCTCCGAATGTCCATTTTCTTTTGTTAGATATTCTAGTAATGAAGTCTAACCTTTTTTCTATGACTACATCTACCATAATATTACTCCCAAAATAAACCCTACTACAAAACATAACCATTCACGTCTGTAATAAAGTTCTATTGCTTTCCAATCGCTTTTAGTTTTACCGAATATCAACATTATATACCACCTTGTATAGCCCATTGATGTAAAGCCAACATAGTAAGTGATACAGTAAATAAAACAAATACTGCACCAAATATTAATTGCCATTTTAAATTGTTCATATTTCCTTTCTAGCTGTGCCTGTCACACACAGCATTTTGATTGATTTATATTCTTGCACTTATTGGATTATTTGAAAAAATAACCAAGCCACCAAGTTCTTGTAAGAATCTTGCTCTGTCGTCTGACTTACTTTCGTCATTAGCAATATTCGTAATCGCATTGGCAACATCATATTTAGAAGTAACAAAAGTTTCTCCTACATAGTGGTTAAGTCTTTCAAAAACTCCTGCTCTCTCATCATCTGAAAGACCATGTTTTTTTGCAAGAACTTCTACTTGATGTGAGTTGATTTTTTCTTCAGTCGCTTGTTTTAACTTGTCAACATTTTCCTGAAACAATTCAGGGTTACTGATAAGTTCTAACTGCTGACCCATTTTATCAACTATCGTTTTCCATTGCTCATCTCCATCTAAATCAATAATCATTTTACCAACGTGCTTTGCGTAAAACTGATTTAGATATTCAGGTGCAACCATACCATTAGTACAAACTAATCTGTAAATGAATGGCTTAACAATTAAAGAGCCACCACCTATTTCAGAGTTTGTAATCGTGATACCACCTTGAACAAGATCACCCTCAACAACTTCTCCCTCTAACTTTGGAAGAACAGCAGTAATGTTTAAAGTATCTCTGTCGTAGTGAGCGTACTTCAACTCTGCATTCATATCCATCAGTTTTTCAAGAGTAGAGTTTGCAACAACATCATTATCAATTCTTTTGTAACGATTTGACATTATTGCTCTAACCTCGTTGATAGGTTCCATATCGTAAGTTCTTAACATCAACTCTTTCTTTTTACTTTTGTTAATCCAAAAGTTAAGATTGTGAGTTACAAGTTCTTGACTTACAGGCAAACATTTAGAAATATATCTTGTACCGATTTCTAATCTGTTGCATAGATGACTTAAAGAAGTATCAGTTAATTGATATTCTCCTGTCGTCAAATGATCAACCTCTATACTTGGATAAACGTAATCATTTGTATTTACTTTCATGCCATTCAAATCAACAAGGTAATCTCTTTTGTGTTTTACATCATCATTGATCTGCTTTAACATACTTTGTATTTCCATACCTTTTTTCATCGTGTTTCCTTTTTCTAGTTATTTAATGTAGCTGACATCATCAGTACCTAATCGCAACAAAAGGTAGAGGGGAAAAAATGATTTCCCCTTTCGTCATTAAAGTTTTGTAACTCTTTGCAATCCTAACTTTTCAAAATATTCTTTTTCAAAACAATCGTGAGAAGTTTCAAAAGGTACATAAACAAGTTCAGCTTTGTTTTCGCTAGTAGCGTCAAAACCACTTTTGATTCTTTTTGTAACTTTGATAAAATAACAATAATATGATTGTAAATAACCTTTATTAATTATTTCACCCTCTACAAAACTTTCTATCCCATCTTGTCTTGGTAAAAAATCGTAGGCTCTAATTTTATCTCCTACTTCAGCAACATTTTCAAACATAAGAGTTTGAGTTTTTTTTGGTTCAATTATTTCTACAGTTATATTTTCCATTTTTTCCTCTCTAGTTTTTCGTATTTATTATTTAGCTAACATCATCAGTACCTAATCGCAACAAAAGGTAGAGGGGAAAAAATGATTTCCCCTTTCGTCTTTTAAATTAAACTGCTTTACCATCTACGTACTCTAATAAAGATAAAGTAGAAAACTTATTTGGTATGTTAGGATATTTTTTATCTACTATTCTTGAAGCGTCTTTCATAGTTTTTGCTTCGTGAATTATTCTACCCTTTGACTTTGGATTTTTACCTTTAAAAAAATCTTCATCAATATATGTTTGTATAAATGTACTCATTTTTACCTTCCTAGTTTTTCGTATTTATTATTTAGCTAACATCATCAGTACAACTTGCTAAAGGTTGTAGAAACTATTTTTAACAATCTAGATCGTAGGTCTGAACACACACTCTCTGAGGATCTCCATTGATTAATGCTCTGACTTAGTGCAAGGGCTAAACTTAGAATTACCGTCAATGGCTCTGAATCAGTTTTTATGCGATTAAAGTCGAGTACCGATTTAACATAGACTTAATACTAAGACTATGACTGATTTGACGAAAAAAGCAAACTTGTTTCTTTTCAGCAATTAAGACGTTTTTCGGCAATAACATCTTTTTTATCAAAGTTTTTTGACAGCTTCTACACTCGTAATAAGATATATAGACCTTAATGTACAAATCGGTTATTAATAAAGATGAGTTATCATTAACTCCCTTTCTAGTTAAATGGGGAAAGTTTTTTACCGATTCCTTTCCCCACAACTCACAGGAAAATCATGAATGTTAAATTACAAATAGCTTCAATGCTAGTTGCACATCGTTATGCAAAAAAACTAACACAAACTAAAGTTGCAAAAAAATTAGGCGTTTCATTTCAGCAAGTGCAAAAGTATGAGCATATGCAAAATGGAATATCATCAGAAAAACTTTTACAATTTTGTGTTAGCTTAAAAGTTCCTTTAACAAGTTTTCAAGATGGCGACGCTTATCAAGTTTTAGAAGGTGCAGATATTTCTATTCTTGAAAAAGAAAAAGCGTTATCTAAAATTGAAAAACTAACTTATGAAAATGAATTAGAGCCTTTATTATTAACTAAAGAAATGGAGATAACAAATGATCAAAGTTCAAGTAGATAAAGTTTGGTTAGGTAAAGTAAGTGTAAGAGATTACATTTATAAAAAAGCATTAAGACTAAAAACTTCTTTAGGCATTACACATGGTAAAGAATATATGTTTATACCTTACGAAAAATTAAAATCTGCTAAAAGTTATACTGAAGAATCTTTTAAAAGTAAGTTTAATGGCAAAAAATATAGGCTTGTAGATTTTGATTGGAAGCCTTATAAAGAAGCTAACACAGATCAAGGAGTTTTATTATGAGTGGAGAAGATTTTTTAGATATTCCTAAAACTGATGAAACGCAACAATCAACGCCAGAGGAATATTATTTTTCTAAATCTAAACAAGATTGGATTATGGTTTCTGATATGTCTGATATGCACGTTCGGAGAGCATTCAAAAGATTATTAAAAATGATAAGGCTTGGTAGTTTAGTTGAACTTTCAGATTACACAGGAAGCAAATATAATATTCAATCTATTTTACAAGAGATTGAAAATATCGAAAACCACTGTGAAAAAATTAAAGATTCAATTACAGACGATTAGTTATCTTGAATTTAAACTTAACAAAGAACTTGCACATCAAGATACTTTTGGAAAAGATGAAGCTATTAGAAACGAGTACCAACAATATGTAGATAATATGACTGAACTAAAAGATGAACATTTTGAAGTTATAGATCGCAACAGACACAGACGACATGAACAAATGAAAAAACAAGATAAAGAAAGATTTGATAAGTTAAAACAAATTGGTTGTATGGCTTGTGCTAAAAGAGGTTTATTTAGTGAGCCTATAATACACCACATAAGAAAACACACAGGCTTATCATTAAGACCACCACATACAGATACAATTCCTTTATGCCCACAACATCATAATATGGGAAATGAATCTGTACACTTAAATAAGAAAGTATTCACTGCTCTGTTCGGTACAGAACATGAATTGTTAGACGAAGCAAACGAAAAAATCAAACAACTAGAAAAGGAAGATATATTTTATGACAAAGGAAACGAATAAATTTCATGCACTACAATTATTTACAGACACATTTACTGCTGAAACAGTACACTTAACAAACGATGCAATAGGTATCTATATTAGATTGTTATCTTTTGCTTGGACTAAAAATACTAAACCATTCAAAGAAAAAGATGCCTTTAGAATATGTCAATGTATTGATGATGAATGTGAATTAAAGGTAATGGAAGTTCTAAAAGAATTTTTTATAATTTCAGAATTAGATGGAGAATTTTCTTTTACACACAAGAGATTAGTACAAGAACACGCATATCTAGTAGATAAATATCATAGAAGGTCAGAAGCTGGTAAAAAAGGTGGTCTAGCAAAACGTGAAAATGCTACAAGCAAAAACGTAGCACCTATACCTAGTCCTAGTCCTAGTCCTAATAATAATATATATGACCCAGCATTTGAAAGACTATGGAATCAACTTTATAAAAGAAAAGGCTCAAAACATAAAGCACATCAGATTTTTCAAAAGGTTTGGGAATATTTTGGTATGGATTTAGAAGATATTGCTAGAATATACAACAATCAAATAAAAGGTATAGAGGACACTAAATTTATACCTCACTTTGCTACTTGGTTATCTCAAAGGAGATGGGAAATAGAAGATGATAATAATCAAATGCCAGATTTAATTGATAGACTTGTTAATTTAGGTTATGTTCATAATGGCAAGGATGGAAATTTTGAATTATTTGAAAAAAATGGAAAAAATTATAAAATAGATATATTCGATGAAAAACATCAAATACAATTAATACAATGAAAAAATCTACAAGTATTACTGTGAATAAAAAGAAATATTATTTACATAAAATTAAATGGTTGGATATTTTTGGAGATGCTGGACATAGAAGTTACGAGGGATTAGCTACTATGCAACCAGCGTCTAAAACAACATTTGCATTTATTTTTAAAAAGAGTAAAAAGTTTATACATACGTTTAGTACTTATGATGATAATGATGAAGAATTTTCAGATTGTAATGTTTTCCCTATCGGTGTAATAGTTTCAATGATAAAAATAGATTTATGAAATTAGAAGAAATAGATATTAATCTAATTGTTCCATACAAAAACAATCCTAGAGAAATACCCATAGAATCAGTAAAAAAAGTAGCTGATTCAATTAAAGAGTTTGGAAACAACCAACCGATTGTAGTAGATAATAAAAATATAATTGTTGTTGGTCATACAAGATGGAAAGCCTTAAAACAATTAGGCAGAAATAAGGCGTATATTGTTAAGAAAGATTTTACAGAAAATGAGGCTATGGCATATCGTATTATGGATAATCGTTCTGGAGAGGGTTCAAAATGGGAAAAAGAACTTTTAAAGAACGAAATTAATATATTAAGAGATAAAGATTTTAACCTTGATTTGACAGGATTGACGTTTGATGAAATAGAAAATTTTACAGATACTTCTCCTATCTTTGAGCCTACTAATGATATTATAGCTGATATTAATACAGAAGATATAACTGCACCTATTTCTACAGTTAAAATGGTACAGCTATTTTTTAATGATGAAACAGAAAAAAAATTTAGATCAATGGTAAAAGAATTAGAATCTGAATACAATAAAGATAATATAACAGATACAGTATTTGCAATAGTAGAAAGAGAATTTAAGAATTACAAAGACGAAACAGCTAGATGAAAACTATACACGTCAAACCCAAACTATCTGATGAAGAAATAAAAAAATTAGAGGGTACATTTTTAGACGAAAGCCACATAGACCATTTAGTTAATGAGGACACAATCGTTTATAATGAAAAGAATGAGCCTTTAGTAGTTTTTAGAAAAAACTGTATTCCTAGCAACCACATCAAACTTGCTTATCCTGTATTAAAAAAAGCAATAGGAAAGACTAGCAATCGTGGTAAAGCTGGTGGTAATCATAACTTTCAAGTTGGAGATGTTGTAGATGGTTCAGTAGTTGGTAAAGTATTAAGTGGTAATAGATTTGTACCTTTAAAAAGAGATGGAACTCTGTCTAACTCTCCTAAATCAAAAAACGTAGATTCTAGTATTATTGGTTACGCTGATAGATACCCTAGAATACCTTATTGTAGACAAACAGCTTTTACTGAAAAAAATTTTGATATTTATAAAAACGCTTTACCTTATATTCAAAGTATTTCTAAAGTGTTTGAAGAAGCATTACCAGAAAGATGGGCTAATCAAAAAGCACAATGGGATAAAACAAGCAAAGATTTTAGAATACACGATACAGTTTTTACTACGATAACAGTAAATAAGAATTTCCGTACAGCTTCACATTATGACAGAGGAGATCTAAAAGAGGGTTTCGGAAATTTAGCAGTATTACAAACAGGAAATTATGAGGGTGGTTATACCGTCATTCCTAAATATGGTGTAGCTGTTGACGTTAGAACTTGTGATGTAGCATTATTTGACGTTCACGAATTACATGGTAATACTGAAATTAAATCAACACAACCTTATGAACGTATATCAGTTATTTGTTATTACAGAGAAAAAATGATTGATTGTGGAACAGCAGAGGAAGAACTTAATAGGATTAAACATGCTAGATAATTTTATATACAGAAAAAATACAACTGACGAAAACGTCATGAAAGAAATATTAGATAAACAGGCTTATAGAAAAAAGAAAATTAATTTTGGTATAAGTGAAGATGATGTATGGCTTGATGGGGGTGCTCATATTGGTATCTTTGGTTTATATGTTGCACAGAATAAAGGTAAAAAGGTTTATTGTTACGAGCCTGAAACTGAAAATTACCAAATATTACAAAAGAATGCTGCAACAATTAATTCAACTTACAACACACAAATAGAGTGTTTCAAGTATGCTATTAATCAAAATGGTGGTACACATCAATTTACTATTGCACCTAATACTTGGCGACATTCTCTAATGACACACTATAAGAAGAAGCTACCAACAGTAGAAATAGAGTGTAAGAAAATTGACGACATATTATCTACCTATACAGATATAAACGCAATTAAATTAGATATTGAGGGGTCTGAACTAGAGATATTTGACTTTGAACACAATTTTGCCAATATTAACAAACTTGTATTTGAATATTCATTTACTAAAGATAGAAACATGGAAAACTTTTTCAGACGTGCTGATATACTTTCAAAACATTTTCACGTGGATATTCAGAAAAGTTATCACAATCAAAAATATCAAGGTAAAGAGGGTTTTTGGGGTGGATTTATAGATTCTATCGTATATTGTGTTAGGAAGTAAAAAGGACATAATGGCAAGACCACTGAAGAAAGTAGACCCAGAGGCTATAAAGAAATTAGCGCAATTACATTGTACTTTTGACGAGATTGCAGAATTTTCTGGGGTTTCAACAAAGACATTACAGCGTAATTATGTCCACCTTATAAAAAAGGGCAGACAGATGGGCAAAATAAGTTTAAGACGTGCACAGTTCGAGAAAGCATTAGGTGGTAATGTTGTTATGCAGATATGGTTAGGGAAACAGCATTTAGACCAAAGAGATAAAATTGAACAAACAACTTACAATGAGCCATTACCATTAATCATAGAAGCCAAGAATGTCACAGAAAAAGGGTAATGTATTTGGAACAGTTGTTCTTTACACTAGAACTGAAAAAGGAACTTCTATTGGTAGACGACCTATAACTTCAACAATGAATAAAAATAAACGTAGACAAAAAGGAAAGGGCAAATATCGTGGACAAGGAAAATAAGATAGGGCAAAATACATTTTTAAAATTAAGACAAGAAAGAGATCAAGCTAGAGCAGAGTGTGAACAAGTTAAGATACAAAGAGATATAGGTTTAAGAAAATTAAATAAAGCATTAGAGGTTGTTAAAACTTTAAACAAATTAATTTTATCATAGGTTCAGAAAAAGGTTTTTTCAGAGATAGTTTTGTGATATTTATGCCACATGGCAAAGTATCAAGGCAGAACAGTTAAATTGAATAAAATCTCTAGGGGAGATGTAAAAAAATTTAAGGTATTCGTAAAAAACAAATCAACAGGCAAAGTCAAGAAAGTAAATTTTGGCTCTAAAGAAATGTCTATTAAGAAACATATCCCAGCTAGAAAACGTAGCTTCATGGCTCGTATGGGTGGAGTTCTCAAAAAAGTAAAAGGTCAAAAGAATTTAAGTCCAGCTTATTGGAGTATTAGATCATGGAGATAGGACGCATGAATTATTATTTTACAGGAGTATTGATTGTTTTATTTTGTTTATTATGCCTTGTTAAACCAGCATATCCTGACAGTACACAAACGAATACGTCTGGCTCTAATACATCTATCGAGGGTGGATATACTTCAGAATCT